AGACCGTCCGGCGATTCCCGCGCGGTCATGCGCGGCACCGACAACAGCGGCGCGATCAGTTTCTACCTTTACGGCACGCCGGAGGGGAAAATGGTGTTGAACGGCACCGGATCTACCGGCCGATTCGTCGGTATATCCGGCTGTTGGATTACCGCGTAGCTTTCCCTAACCCAGCGTTCTACGACGTGGCGAGTACCTTACAGCAGCGACAGCATTTTGCTTACGCGCATCGGTGATATCTGTTTCATGGGTGGCAACGTAAAATTCAACAGTAGCGGGCAGAACAATTACACGAAGGCTCAGGAGAAGCTCCCCGAAGGGTATCGACCCGTCATCGCCAATACGCCCGTGGCCGTTTTCGGTGGTGAAACGACATTCATCTGTTACGGCGAGGCCAATGGCACCGTCACGATGCTTGGCAATCCGAACAGCGCGTACGCGGGATGCACCGGCGTATGGAGGACCGCCGACCCGATGCCCGCCGCATAGCTTCGGGACACTGGCTCAGGCGGTTGCACTGTCTTGCAGTGACCCCACGGGTCATAGCGCGTATGAGACGGTCATGCCGAACGCGTCCGTGCCCTGCGTGCCGCCCTGATTGGCGTAGGTCATGGTTCCGTTCGCGTTTACGTTGATGATCTTCTGGTTCGCGCCGTCGCGTCCGCCAAATGAGAAATTCAAATCCATTGGAGGACGCCAGCTTTCAGGCAGGGTTCCGAAATTGCCGGTGTTCCACGAGCCGGACGCCGACGACTTCCAGTCGATGCGCAACGTCACCATCGGCCCGGACCTATAGCCCTTAACGGTGCCGTAATTGCCACTGATGAGGGTCGTGACATCGGTGTGGGTTAGGGAATCCCACACATCCTCCAAGGGCTGCATAACATTGACCAGCGTGTCAATCGATGTGATGGTGATGCCGTCGAGGTTGACGCGGCAGAGTGGCAGGTCGGAGACGATGGCCCCGCCGATGATGCTGCCGGTCTCGATGCCCGGATCCGCGGGCGTGGCCGCGCTGGGCTTGCCCTTGATGGCTTCGAGGGTGACCGTCTCCACGCCGGTGCCTGAGTTCAACGCGTACCGGGCCACGATGAGATCGCGTCGTTTTTGCCCTTGCGAGCCGGATTGGATGTTCACGTCGGTCGGTGCGGCGATGTAGATCTGCCGGCCCTCGACCACGAGGTCCCATGCTGGGATGGTGATGTTGTTCGCATCCTTCGCCGTCGGTTTCATCGTCCAATTCCGGGTTTTCAAAATGTATCCGCTTCGGCCGAGCATGGCGGCGTGCATGAGCGCGTCATGCTTCGATTCCACGTGCGGGTCGTCGCCGCCGTGCGAGCCGGTTACAAGCAGATTTGTTGCCATGATCACTTACCTTCCGCGTTGAGGGACTTGTTGAGCCAGAGGTCATAATCCTTGTCCTGATTTTCGGCCAACTGTAGGTACTGCTGGTAGTCGGATTCGCAAAAAAGGATTTTCCTCTGGTTGCCGTTGCGGTCGACGCGCGTGACCTCGTGCCAGTTGGGGCTGGCCGTCGCGTTGGGCAACACGTATTCTTTGTTGACGCACGAAGGCCGATCACAGGAGTAGAGGGTGATGTTGGGCTGTTTCGGCATGATGCTCCTTTAGTCTTGTTCATCGGGCCAACTGTATTGGCCGGCTTCGTATCGGATGGTTGGTGTGCCGTTGGCGAGTTTGACGGTGATGCGCACGATGGGGCTGTCCACGCTGACGCCGGTCAGCGCATCGTAGGCGCGCACATGGTCGTCGATATGCAGGCCAAGGTTCTCGGGGATCGTCAAATCGACGGTGCCCTGTTTCCACATGTCCTTGAGCTTGTCCCTGGTCTGGTCGGACAATTCGGCGCCTTCGGAGGATGTGAGCTCGTAGATCTGAGCTATCTCACGGTCGCCGGTCAGAGTCTGGGTCTGGGAGATGTTGCCGGACGCATCCGCATACCAGTCGCTGCGCGCCCTGTTGCGCAGCTGGCCTTTGCCCAGGCCCGTGAGGTGGTTGACTTGGGTCCAGATGCGTTGCGCCTCGAAACTGATGCGCTGGTCGCTGTCCGCGTCGCCGTACGTGTCGGCGGCGACCGCGCGAATCCGGCAGCGTCCAGCGGTGTAGGTCAGGTCGACTCTGGCTCCCTGCGCGGTGAGCATCATGCGCAACCCGTCCCACGCGGTAATGTACCGGCGGAACGAATAGTTGCTGATGTTGATGCCGCTCGCTTCCGATGGCACGTCGAACACCGTGGACAGTCCGATCCGGCTGATTACCGTACGGATGATGCTGTTGGCGTCGCCGGAGACCGTGAGCCGGTCGGCGCCGGAGTCGGGTTGGAGGATCTTGCCCGCAAGCAAACCGTGCCATGTGCGGCCGGTGAGCGTATACAGGGCATGCCCGTCATCCACAGTGATACGCACCGCGTCGACGCGGCCTCCGAACTCGGTGCCTTCCGCCCCGATGTAGCAGCCGTCGGAGAGCAGCAGTCCGGGGGTGGAGTGAGTGAGTTCGAAATCATTCTGCTCGTCGCCGTACTGCAGGTCGAGTGCGGGGGAGACGAGTTCGCCTTGTGGCACGTGAGCGGTATTGGTCCAGATCAGGTCCATGGCAGTCCCGTCTGCTCCAACCAGTACTCCACGTCGAACCCGAACGATTCATCCCATGAGACCTGCTGTAGTCCCGGCGGGAGGGTGGCGAACGCGTATTCGTTGGAGGCCTGGTCGCGATGCGTTTTGTCGAACACGTTGGTGATGTCGCCGTTGGCGGCGACCATCACGGCCGTGCGTGGTGAGCCGGTGCCGTCGATGATGAGGTAGCCGCCGGATGGGACGCTCACGTCGGCTATCACCTTGTTGCCGCCGATGATGATGCTCGGCGTAGAGACCGGCCCGTAAATGGTGAGCCTCATCCGCGAGGGCAGGGCGGATTGGTTGTCGATGCTGCTGACGTTGCGGGTCGGCGCGTAATCGTAGCGATAGTCGTAGGGATAGTCCTTGCCTCTGTTGTAGCGGGCCGTCGACCGGCTGAAGCTCTGCCTGACCGGTTTGTGCCACACCCCGTCAAGCAAGGCGAACGTGAAATCGCCGCGCACGAGCAGGGGTGACGTGTAGTCAGGTTCGTGGCCGACCACGAGGCAGGTCTGTGACCATCCGTCCACCGTGATGACGCCGGGTTTCGCGGCATCGTTGAGGTAGGCGTACATGTCCGCGTCGAACAGTTCCTCGGCCTTTTCGAGCGCCGGGATACCGTAGACGAGCCCGGTGACCTTGACGGTCTTCGCGGGCCGCGTGGCCTGCAATGACCGGTAGCCGAGCTCGAACTCCCACGTGCGGGTGCGTAGCTCCAGGATCTGTCCGCACATGATTCCCTCCGGGTCGGCGAGATCAATCACGGTTCCGGCGCGGTTTGACGTGTAGGTGAGCGTGTGCATCATGTGCGCAAAGCCTCCTTGGTGAGCCGCTGTAAGTCGCGTTTGCCGAGTTGCGGGGCATACGCGCTGATGATTGGGCCGATCTGCTCGCGGAAGGAACGTATCTCCTCGATGACGCCGCTCACGTCGATATCCCGGCCGGAGAACGATTCCTTGGGTATCTGCCGGCGGTTCATGGCCGCGTATGTGTCGGCGCCATAATATGCGACGGATTTCACATTGGACACGAATTCGCCGCTCTTGACTCGCGCGTTCGCCAACGTGATGTTGTCGCCGCCCGTGATGCTCGCCTTGCCTGGCAGGAGGCCCTCGATGACACTGCCGCCAGTGGCGTAGCCGCGCATCGAAACCCCATAACCGGTGAACAGGCCGCCGGTCTTACCGGTGGGGATATTGCCCATCGCACCGGCCGGACGATAACCACTGGACGAATACGTGCCGCCTGAATCATCGACGTAGCTGCCATGGATGGTGAAGTACTTGTCCGCGATCTGCGTGTTGTTCAGATTGGTGATGACGCTCATGGCCTGACCGTCATCCGCGTAGATCATGCCGGTATGCGGGTCGATGGTCCAGCCGTTCGCTTCGGCTATCTTCTTCCAATAGTCGCTGTTGTCACCCATCAGATGACCGGTCTTCGGATCGATCGTCGCTCCGTTCGCCAATGCGAGGGCGGTGTCGTACTGGCTTTTGTCCATGGTGATGACACCGGTGTGCGGATCCACTTCGACGCCGTTGACCGCCTCGATGGCGGCGAGTGCCTGTGTGTTGTCGCCGTCGATTTTGATTTCGCCGTTAGGAAGTTTCGCCACCGTCATGCCGAGGTCGGTCAGGCTGTTCTTGGCCGGTTCGGTGTGGGCGTTCACGTCGATGGCTTTGGATCCGGGGATGCTGTTGACGCTGGTGGCGAGCTGGTCGAACTTGTCCTTGGTCAGGCCGGCGGCGTTGGCTGCGGCTTCTGCGGCTTCCGGGGTCATGCCCATCGCATGTGCAGCTGCGATGTATTTCTCGCGTGCCAGGTCAAGGGTGCCGTTGACCGCTTCGAGTCCTTCGCCGTTGCGTGACTGGGCTTCCGCCGCCTTCAACGCGGATTCGGCGAGATCGTTCAACGCGCTCTGGTTGGCTCGTCCCTGTTCGGTGTTCAGGTCGAGCGTCTGCCCGTTCTTCTGCACGCTTTCGGTCGCCTTGTCGAACGAGTCATGCATGGAGATGAGCGCGTTGGAGCTGGAGAGCGCGAAACCGTAGTAGGTTCCGAGCGCGTCAATGACCTCGCCCAAGGCGGTGGCCTGCTCGTTGATGCCGTCGGTGGTCGCTCCCAAACCATCCTGAAGGATAGATTGGGCGTCAGCTGATTCCTGCGTGGCGTCCGCGTTCGCCGACTGCGCGTCGACCAATCCGGACGTGGCCAGCGTCTGCGCCAGTTTCTCCTGTGCGGCGGCCTTCGAGTTGGCCGCGTCCTCCTTGGCCGCTGCGGCTGATTTCTCGAAGATCTCCTGCTGTTCGCTCAGTACGCCGTAGGCAACGTTGGAGGTGCGGTCCCACATCTGGTTGATGCCGCCGAGCGAGTCACGGTAGCTGTCGGCCTGTTCGCGGACTCGCAGAATCGCTTCAGGCTCGCCTTGTATGGCCTTGATGTAGGTGCTGTGGGCGATGCCGATCTTGTCGAGTGCTTCTCGCACATTGTCGTAGCCGAAGGTCCAACGGCTGAATATGTCGGCCGTGTAGCGTGACGAATCGCTTTCGGAGAGCGCCTTGTTGAAGTATTCGGCGGCGCTTTGTCCGCTCTGCAACGCCTGGGTGAGTTCGTCCACTCGTTGCGTGGCGGCCTGCTGATCCTGCGCGAAAGCGAACAACGCGAGTCCTGCGGCGGTGATGGCCATGCCCCATGGTCCGCCCAGCAACGATACTATGCCGCTTCCCAGGTTTTTGAAACCGGCCATAACGCCTTGAGAACGACTGATAGTGGTGCCAAACGTGTTTATCTGAGATTCTGCACTGCCGAAAGTTGCGCCCCATGTCTGGAACGCTGACGCGATTCCGGAGCCGAGGCCTATGAGCCTTTGCCCTGGGTCGGCAATCAATCCGAGGGTTTGCGCAAGCTGGCTGCTGCTAGAGTTCAGCGGCCCCATCGCTTTGTGGACTGCGACACTGCCTCCAACCAGAGCCGCCATCAGCACTATGGACTGCTGTACGGGCGCAGGCAATGACGCGAAACCGTCAACAAGGGTGTCGAGTGTCTGCACGAGGGAGCGCAATGGTCCCTGACCTCCCTCGCCCAAAGAGATCATGAGGGATTCGAAAGAGCCGCTCAGATTCTTCAGATCGCCTTTCAGGTTGTCGTTCTTCTTGGCGGCGAGGTCCGCGGCGTAGCCGGATTGGCTGACGGCTTTCGTCCAGTCGTCGATGCCTTCCGCGCCCTGCTCGTAGAGCACGTTCGCGGCTCGAATGGCGTCGGTGCCGAAAATCGTGGCCAGCGCCTGATTGCGCTGCTCCTGGGACAGTCCGCTCAGCTTGTCCTTGAGCACGCCCGCCAAGCCGCTTAGGCCGATGAATTTGCCTTGTGCGTCGTAGGCGTTGATGCCGAGTTCCTGCATGAGGTTCGATGCCTTCGTGCTCGGGTTGGCGAGACTGATGAGCATGGTCTTCAGCGAGGTGCCGGCGTCCGAGCCGATCATGCCGCTTTCGGCGAACGCGGCGAGCGTGCCGGTGGTCTCCTGCATGCTGATGCCGAACGAGTGGGACACCATGCCGGCCTGGTTCAACGCCAGACCGAGGTCGTGCGCGGAACCGACGGCCTTGCCCGCACCGGCTGCCAGCGCGTCGGCCACCTGAGTGGATTCGGCGCCCGTCAGGTTGAACTGTTTGAGGGTGGTGGCCATGAGTTCGGCGGCGTCGCCGACGGCCATGCCGTCGGACGCTGCGAGGTTCAATGCGCCGCTCAAACCGCCGGAGAGAATATCCGAGGTCGATAGGCCGGCTTTGCCGAGTTCGTTGATGGCGTCGGCGGATTCGGTGGCCGAGTATATGGTGTCGGCGCCGGCGTCGATGGCGGCCTGACGGAGCTGATTCATCTCATCTGCGCTGGCTCCGGTGTTGGCCTGCACCGTCGACATGCTGGCGTCGAAGTCCGCCGCCATCCTGACAGCGGCCACGCCCAGCGCGGTGGCGGCGACACCGGCCGCCGCGATGCCGGTGGTGATGAGCTTCGATTTGCCTCCGGCGGCTTCCATGGTGGTCGCGGTCTTCTGGCTTTCGCTGGACACTTTGGCCATGCCGGCGGTGAAATTGCTGGTGTCCGCGAGCAGGCGGACGGTGATGTTGCGGTTCAGGCCACCGGCCATGGCATATCCTCCTGTCGGATCATCGTGGGTTGATGCCCACGGTCAGTGAGTCAAGTTTCGTGGCGGATTCCGCGGAATGGTCCTTGCGGTATTCTTCGAGCCCGATGCGGCGCATCAGGTCGATCTGACAGACGCCGACCTCGCTCGCGTATTTGGTGGGGGCCAGCTCGTCGTGGCATATGCTGACGGGCATACCGCAGCGCGGACACAGCGTGCGCTCGTATTCGTCGAGTGCGAGCATCCATTCGCGTTCGGTCTCATCCCATTCGGTTTCCGGCGTGTAGCCGGTGATGCGCCTATGCCCGTCCCTTTCCACCCGATACGACGGTTCCCAGCCGAGCCAACGCTTGTAGCTGATGCCGAGCTTCTGGCAGATTCGCAGTTCCCTTACTGTCTGCGGATTATCCGCGAGGCTGATTCGAGTGCGTCTTTTGGGTCGATGAGCTTCGCATTCAGGTCACGGATCGCGTACCAGATGGGGCTGATCTGGCCGTCGGACAGTTCGGTCATGACGTTGGCCAGCTCTTCCACGGGGGTTTCCGGCACGGTCTTCCTGACCATGAGTCTGACGGCGTCGGCGCAGATGTCCTCGATGTGTTGTTTCGGTACGCCGTTCTCGGTGACGGTGTTCGCCTCGAGTACCTGACGCCACTGGGAGAGCGGCAGCGCCTCCAGGGTGATGCGGACGGTGTCGTCCTTCACCTCGTCGCGCAGCCTGTCGATTTGTTCGGCGATGCGTTTGGCGGCGGCGTTGCCGCCCTCGGTCACATGCTGCGCCATGGCGCGTTCCAGGTCGGCTCCCAATGCGGCGACCTGTTCGGCCTTCTCCTGATCCAATATGAGGTCGACGTCCACGCGCTTGCGCTTCACTTCCAAAGCCATGATTATCCCTTTCTGAAAGTCTGAAAACCTTTCTGAGAGAGAGAAGAGAGAATGCCTGTGCGGGGCCAGAAAGGCTTAGAATCCCCGCACGGAAGAACTTGTCAGGCTGCGGTCAGCACGGCGGTCTCGGACTCCCAGCCGGGAGCCTGAGCGAACAGCGGGATCTGACTGCGGATCATGGTGTTCGCATCCGGGTTGATGACCTTCTTTTCGCCGCACTTCACGCTCACGACGGTGAGCTTCTGGCCGGAGGCCAATGGCGCGTCGGTGGCCATGCCGCGGCGGCGCACGATATAGCCGGACGCGCCCTCGTGCATGAGGGTGACGGCCTCGTTCTGTTCCTTGTGCTCCGTGTTCGTGTTGTCGATGACCTCGATGCTGATGTCGCCGGCGCTCTTGCGGCCGGGGGCCCCGAAGTCCTGCACGGTGTTCTCGCGCTGGTCGCTTACGGTGTCCTGTGACGGTTCGAAGCTCCAGCCGCCGAGCATGACGTAGTTCGAGATGTCGGTGCCGGCCTCGAGCTCGATGATGGTCGGTGCCTTGATGTTCTTGATCGCCGGCACCCAGATGGTGGTGATGTTGCCCTCGGCACTGGTGCCGGGAATCTCTGTACCCAGTTTCATGGTCATAATGTGCTCCTTGAAGACTTTTGGTAAATGATTGGTTGACTATGGTCGGCTCCACGTGAAGCGGAACCGGAGGACGCGCACCTGGTAGCGGCGCGCGGTGTCGTCGGCGGTCAGACCGGCCGCGTATGCGCCGGAATCCTCGTACAGGGTGAGCTGGCCGACCGTGTAGCCCGGCGGCCGGGTGGGGGAGCGGTTCGCCAACGCGGGAATCAGCATGTCGTCACACCAGATGTTCACGCTGTCGGCGGTGGTGCTGACGGCGCGAACCTCCAACAGGGCGGAGTGGGCGGTGAACCGCATCGTCTCCGCCATCACATGACGGTCGGTGGAGACGTGCGCGATGATCCACGGCGGCATCTCCGACTCCAGCGGCTCCTCCTGCCGGTAGACCTTCACGCCGGACGGCATGGAGGGCAGCAGATCGAGAACCGCGTTGGTCAAGTCCATGACGCTCATAATCCGATGGCTCCTATCAGCATGTCGTCGGCCGCGTCTCCCACGTATTCGGCGAGCGTGGGCAATTCCTGTTCGGCGAACTGGTAAAACCAGTGGGTTCCGCCGCCTTTCGCGGTGCCGAAGAACGCGATGTTGGCCAAGTCGGAAGCTCCGCCGTCGCGGGGGCTCACATCCGCATAAATGGTGGTGCCGGTGCTGCCCATTTCGTAGCCGATGCCGATACGGCTGATCGCGTAGTTCGATGAGGTCTGCAGGTCGGAGATGACGCCTTCCTTGACGTTTTGCGCGCCCTTCTTCACCGCCTGCGCGACCTTGACCGAAGCCATGGCGTGCGCGGCGGCGACACGACGGCCGAACGCGGTCAGCTCCGAAGCGTCTATGGTGATGTCACTCATTGCTGTTGCCCACCTCCTTCACATTCCACCGGCATGCGGTGGAGTGTGTCTTCTCGGACTGCATGTTCAACAACCGGAGTTTCCTGCCCTTGAGATTCGGGTTGGCGGCTTCGGTTATCTCGCACACGTCGCCCGGCAATAAACCCGTGGTGCCGTAGGGGAAATGCACGTACATGCTCCACACGGGGGTGACGGCACCCAACGCTTCGACGATGCCGCCCTCCGTGTTCTCGGCGGCCAGACCGCCCGAGGTCTGCACCTTGCAACGGCCCTCATACACGGTGTTCGCAGCCGGTTCCACCAGTCCCGTTTCGGGGTCGGTGACCGGTTTGCCCATGTGGGTGACGCGGCATTGGTCGGTCATCAATGATTCGGCGAGCTGTCGGCCTCGGTTGAGGATGTGCTGCACGTTCATCGGAACACCCCTATGGCGATGCCTCGCATGCCGAACCTGTTGCGGAGGGCTCGTTTCGTGCCCTCGGGCAGTTCGAGTGCGTCGATGATCTCGGAGTCGCCCTGACGGTAGCCGATCTGCACGTCGTCGATTCGTGCGTACGATTCGTCGCGGTGAGCGCCGGGGCCGCCGTTCGACTGCTGGACGAGTCCGGCTGCGACCATGCTGCACACGAGGCGCACGATGTCCGGGGGAACCGGGTCATAGCCGGCGAGCATGGTGACGGTGACGGAACAGGGGACCATGTTCGGCAGGCTCCACAGGCTTTCCCTGTACAGGGCGTTGCCGAGCAGCTTCCAATCCCCGGTCTCCTCGCCGTCCATGAGCACGCGGCTCACGGAAATCACGGGGCGCATGGGCAGGTCGAGCCTGCGTGAGGTTTCGCCGGGGATGGTCACCGTGTATTCGCCGCGTGTGATGGGGCACCCTGCGGCGTCGCGCACCGCTGCGGAAACCGATTCGAGCAGCTTGCCCGCGAGCTTTTCGTCCGCGTATTCGATGCCGTATGAATCAAGGTCCTTGACCGTTGCCAGCGTGTCCATGAGTCACCCCCTATGCGGTTATTCGGCTTCGCCCAAGTAGGGCATGGCCTCATAGCTGCCGGCCATCACTTGCCCACCTTGAAGTGTACGGTGGCCAGCGCTTCGGGGCGCACGACCTTCGCGCCGTACAGGTGCAGGCCCTTGACGATGTCGTCGAAGCCCTTCTCCTTGCGGGTGGCCTCGACCTTGGCGATCTGCTCCGCGAACGTGGTGGCCGCGTTGGTGCCGGCGATGATGACGTTGCCCTCATCGGTCTGAGCCGAGGCAGAGCCGCCCTTGGCTGCGGGAGCGTTGTTGGACTTGAGGATGGTCATGCCCGCGGCCTCACCGACCACGCCGTTGAGCAGCGTGGAATGAGCGGACTCGGCGCCCGCGACGAAACGGCTGTCCTTGCGCAGCAGACCGTAGAAGTCCGGGGTGACGATGACCCAACGGCCCGCGTCGGACACGTTCTGCTTATCCAATGCGGTGGCCAGATCCACGATGGTGTCGTACGCCTTGGTGGCGGTGGCGCCGGAAATCGGGTCGAGCTTGCTCTTCGCGCCTGCTGCCATCAGGCCGGCCAGGTACTGGTCGGTCAGGTCGCGCAGCTTGTAGGCGGCGTCCCGGGAATATGCGGCGGTCAGGTTGTTCATGGCCTGGCGCTTCTCCACGTCGTCGATTTCGAACGCGAAGTATTTGCTCTGGTTGATGACGAGTTCGCCGGCGTCCTTGTCTGTGGCCGGTTCGATGGTGATGTCGGTGTGGGCCGTGTAGTCGCCGATGCTGATGTGCGCGATGCCGGTGATGTGCACGGTGTCGCCGTAGTTGGCGATGTCGCCCTCGTAGTCGCGGTTCACTGCGGAACCGTAGACGAGGTTCTTCTGGAGTTCCAGCAGGATGTTGGCGCTCCACAGTTCGGGGATGAAATTGGTGATGGCCATTTAAGGCCTCCTTCCGTTAGTTGACTCCGAGCAGATCGTTCAGTCGCCCGTCCTGTTGGGCTTTGACGATTTCTGCGGGGCTCATGGTTTTCAGGTCGTCTCGGGTGAGCTGACCCTGATGGCGGTCGCCGTCCCGTGTTCCGCTGGGCGGCGTGATGTTCGCACCCGAGGGTGCTTGCTCGGCTTTCCCGAGATAAGGTTTCTGTTCCAGCAGTTCGCCGATGGAGTCGGCGATGGCCTGCGTGTCCACGCCGCCGTCAGCCGTGACGGTGAATTTGGACAGGTCGAGGTAGCGCAGGGCGTCGGCCGGGTCGGTGAGCTTGCCGCTGGCTGCGGCGCGGACTTCGGCCTTGAGGATGCGCTGGTTGGCGGCGGCAAGGGCCTCGTCCTTGACGGCCTGCTCCTTCCGGGCGGCCTCGTATTCGGCCTCCTTGCCCTGCAGGGCGGCGATCTGTTTTTCGAGTTCGTCTACCTTGTCGGCCTTGGCGTAGGCTTCGTTCAGTTTCTTTTCGAGGTCGCGGTTGACTTTCCGCTGGCCTTCGAACTTCGACTGCCAATCCTCGCCGCCGGTGTTCTCCGGCTTCTTGGCCTCGTTGTCGTCCGAATTCTGGTTCTGGTTTGCGGGATCCATGTTCTTCCTTTCGATTCGCTGGATCATTGCTGGAAAATCTGGCCGCCGGAGGTGACCCATCGGCGGTATTCGCGTTCGCATTGGGTGGCGATTTCGGGGGTGAGGGGCATGCGGCCATCGTTGGGGTTGCGTCCCTCCAATACGGCCTCGTAGCGGAGCTTCGCGGTCTGAACGCGCTTCTCGGCGGCGGTCAATAGTTCGACGCGCCCCTGCCGGTACGTGTTGTCGTGCAGCCACATGCTTTTGCGGATCTCGGGCACCTTGCCGCGCCAGTCGTTGTCCACGTAGTAGCCGTTGGCCTTCAACGCGGCTATGGTCTTCTCCCGGTCGCCTCCGGTCAGCGAGTAGATGCCGTCGATGGACAGGCGGCGTTTCATCCTCCGGCCGGACTGCTGGGCGTATTGCATGCTGGCCCACCCGTATCGTGTGGTGCCCTCGCTGGTGGTCAGCGCCGTATAGCCTTTGCCCACCTTCCGCATGCCGCGTTTCGAGTTGACGACCTGGTAGATGTCGGCGCCATCGCGGATGGCCTGCGCGTAATTCGCGCCGAAGCGCTTGTCCTGCTCCTCACGGGAGAGGCTTTTGAAACCCTCCATGGGGTCGCTGATCCACCCCTGTTGTTTGGCCATGCTCTGGCTGCAGGGCACGTGGCGGCCGTGGCAGTGCGGGTGGCGCAGGAACCCCTCGTTGAATCGGAACCATTTGCCGGCCAGCAGCATGCACCTGTCGCAGCAGGTGGCGGATTCGACGCGGATGTAGCCGACCTTGGGACGGCTGGTGATGTCCAGTGATTCCGCCTGGCGGGCGGTGTCCATGACGGCCAGAGAGGTGAGCATGACCAGCAGGTTGCGCCCATATTCCAATGCCTCCAACGGGGAGCTGCCGGTGCGTATCGCGTGCAGGGCGGCGAACACGGGGGATTGGAAGTAGGAGGCGATGTCGAGGCCGGACGGAGCCCAACCGGCGAATGCGTTCGGGTTAGCCAAAGCATGGGGAGTGACGTACACGCCCTGTTCGGCGAGCATCATGCCGCTCGCGTCGAGGGCCGTCTCCGCCGACTTGGTTTGGATCGTGGAGAACAGGGTGAGGAAGTCGCGGCTTATCGACTTCCACGACGCCTGGATGTTATTGGCGTCGACCCTGTTCCATGTTCTGCGAGCGGCCCTGTCCGCCGCCAGCTCCAACGTCGCCAGCCGTTTCTGACTGTAGGCCAGCACCTGAGATTCGACCGCCATCAGCGCCTCCGATCTGCAGGGCACGGTTCAACGATTCGAGTTCGGGGTCGGCCATCTCGTCGGCGCGCATGCGCATGATGCGCTGCACCTCGTCCGAGCTTTGGCCCATCTGCTCCGCGACCCATTGGATCGGGAAGCCGAGCTGCTTGTATTTGAGCATCGCGTCCGCCATCAGGGTTTCGCTGCGATACTGCGGGGTCGCGAACTGCACCTTGGAGTCGGCGATGATGTCCGCCTCGTCCGTGTCGTTTTCGTAGCGCATGGCGATGCTGCAGATGTCGCGGATGGGGGATTTCAGGAAGCTGATGCGTTCGATGGTCTTGGATACGAGGCCGGCTTCGGCGACCTCGTAGCCTGTGGCGGGAACCTCCGCGTTCGTCAGCAGGTAATGGCCGGGGGTGCGTGTTTCGGCGGCGATATGCTCCACCGCTTTTTCGATGACCGGGATGAACACGTTCAGGTTCGAGCTTGACCATTCGCCCAGGTTCACGTTGTCGCCGGTGAACTGGTAGATGCGCTCCAGCACCTGCTTGTCGAGTTCGATGGGCTTTTCGCCGACCTGCTGTCCCTCCTCGTTGTAGACGGGCTCGACGAGCGGGTCTCCGCCGAGGATCACACGAGCGGGCAGCGACGCATAATCGAGAGCGTTGAGCAGGTAGGCCCATACGACGTTGACCGTGTCCTGCATCGATTCGACGTGCGCGATGTCGCTGATCGGCGCATTGTCCAATAGCATCTGGTTGCGGAACTCGCGCAGGGGGATCGTGTCCAGACCGGTGGGCTGAGGGTCATTCATCTTCCAGCCGTACACGTCGGGCGGCACGCGCTGGTCGGTCAGATCGAGCATCTTCTTGCGTTCCATGCTGACCGTCCAGCCGGGCAGCATGAGGGTGCCGTACTCCTTGTCGTCGCCCTGCTGGATGAGGAACCCGGCTGACGGCTGGCCGGTGCGCGCATCGTAGATGACTGCGGCGCTGTCCGGGTGCTCGAACGTGATGCGGGCCCTGCCGTCGACCTGCGTGACCAAGGCGAACGCGCGGCCCGTGGTGGTCATCATCAGCGCGGCTTCCTGAAGTCCGCGTTCGAAGTCGTTGCGGTCGAGGCATTTCATGATGCCGGTGCCGAGCTTCACGTCATCATATGGGACGAAGCCCTTGAACTTGATGCGTTCCACTGGGGCCTGCGCCACGGGGAGGCACCAGTTGTCGGAGAAGTCGGAGAACCGGTCGCTCATGTAGCGCTTGAATTCCTTGGACGCGAACTTGAGCTTGCCGCGTTTGCCCAAGACGTAATCGGTGTGGGTGCCGATGCTGGGTCGACGGAACTGGATTTTGTCGGCCAGTCGGTTCGCCAATGAGGACAGTTCCTGCTGGCTGTAGTCCATCAGTACCTCCTTCTGGTCGATGATCCGGTAAGCATGTAATTGTGTTTGCGAGCGCCCCAGCCGGCGGCTCGCGCGTCGCATGCGGCTTCGTGGGCGAGCACGCTGGTCACGGCGGCGTCTATTTTCCTGTTCTGTTGGGGTTTCGCCAGTCCGTAGCGTTCCAGGGTCTTGGCGACCTTTCGCGCGTTCATCATGTGGGTGCGGGTGATGGGGCAGCCGTCCTGTGTGATGCGGTGCGTGGTCAGGTCGGCTTCGAATCGGCGCAATGCCTCGTAGACGGCTCCGATGCGGGAGCTGCCCGACATGCTCCATGGCATGAATTTCTTCGGCCCGTAGGCGCGATCCCATGCTTCTATTTCCGATTCCCATGACAGTTCGTCGCGGAAGCCGGGGTCGCAGTAGGCGCGTTCGATTTTGTAGCGTTCGTTGAGTTCCGCCCATGCTGCGGACACTTCGGCGCGGGGGATGCGGCCGCCCCATTGTTTCGGGTTCCAGATGGTCGCGCGCTGGTCGGGCCCGTATCGGGGTGTGAATATCAGCCCGTCGAGGGTCTCCATCTTGATGCATGTCCAGTCGTCGTTCTCCGAACCGTCGAAGCCCGCGCATACGCGTGTGCCTTTTGGCGGGTTCGGCAGCCAGAGTTCATGCGCCGGCATAGCAGCTCTCCCATAGTCCGTCTTCGAGCCATGCGCCGCCGCCTTGCACCAGACGGTTCCCGAAGAACCGTTCCGCTTGGGTAGGGTCGGTCTTCATCAGCGCCTTGGCCTCCGATTCGATGGAGTTCAGGTCGACCCATGGTGAGCCGCGGTACACGTATTCGAGCATCTTCAAGCGTTCGGATTTCAGGTTGAAGTCCAATGGGCGGCCGTCGCGGTGTCGCAATGATTTCGCCAGATCGGGGTTCCGGTAGAACACGAACACGTCGTCCTCGGCGTTCTCGAACACCTGCTGCGCGTAACTGTCCTCGCCCGGATCCCATGCGTTCGTCCACGCATGTGTGCGGCCGCCCATGCCGGCGGCTCCTCGGCGCTGCGTGGTGGCGACCGCTATCATGCCGTTCGATTTCGTGTACAGGCCGGCCTCGTCCTGTTCGGCGTCCGTGATCGGGTTGCCCAGACGGGATTTCGCCGAGGCGGTGACCACGTCGATGCGGTCCAGGTCCAAGGCGTCGGCCTCGCCTTCGCGCCCCGGCTGCAATATGCGGATGAAGGTGTCCCTCACGCGCATGAGCTCCTTGAGCGGGCCCAGCAGGATCGTCGCCACGAGAGGACGGTAGATGTTGCGCACCTGCTCCTCGGAGTTGGCGGTCAGCTGGATGAGCGGCGACGGATGCCGACGGCCTTTCGGCTCGCCTGGATTGTATGGCCACTCCCAGCCGCACGGGCAGCCGTTGTCGGCGCAACGGTACATGTCGCCTTCTCGCGCCCAGCCATCGAAGATGGTGGGCCCGCAGCCCTCGGCGGCGGTGAAGAACGCCGTGCATGGCCCCTTGCCCCATTTCTGCGGTCCGACGGTCAACGTCATTCGATAGGTGAACGCCTGATTGAGCACCATCGGATTGTCGACGGTGACTTCCTCGGGCGGCACATATGGGGCGTCCTCGCGGATGCGCCAACGGTTCGCCCCCAGCCAGTACTGCCAGTCGGACAGCACCACCGGACGGCCTCGCAACGGGCCGTCGGGCTGCCGGCAGTGACGTTCGATCCACGCGCACACCAGATGCCCCAACGTGGGGAAGTCGATGAGCCATGAATCCTCGTCAGCCATTGCCGCTCATCCGACGCTGGTACACATGCTTCGTCTCGTCCATGGGAGAGCGTTCGGCGGCTGATTCCCGGTTCAGCTCCTTGGCCCTGCGGCGCGTGAACTCCGAATCGACTGGCTTCCGCTCGGCCTCGGCCTCGATCTTTCAGCCTAATGCCTGCAATCCGGCGGCGCTCATGCCGACGCGGTCGGAGATGCGCAGCAGCACGGTCAACGCCGTGGGTGCCGGCGCGATCTCGCATGCGGTGGAAAGCCGCGCGTACAACGCCAGTTCGTGAATCATCCACTTGAACTGGGGCAGATGCCAGGCGCGTGCCTGAGGCAGCTTCCACAGCCACTTCCACTTCTCCGCCTCAAGCCTGCGGACGCGCTCGTCATCGGCGGGCTCCAAGGGCCATTCCGGCGGCTTCATCCGGCACTCGGTGTTCGGCAGGCTCTGCAATGTGTATCCGAGTCTGCGGCTCTTCTCGCTGTTCGGGTCCTTGGCCGGCCCGGAGCGTACTCGTTTGCCTCCACTTGGCATGATGTTCACCTCTCGTCATGGCCTTGCGCCCTAGCGACAGATCGACGGGACCGCCCTCGCGGCGGCCCGCCAGCGATGTTTGAACCCTGCGCACCCGACAGACAGCTCACCGGCGGTCCAAGCGGGGTGGTCGTCACCCCACCCCCCCTGGGGTGTTGCCGGCTGTTTTTGTCGTGATGCACAGTGTTCCTGTTTATTGTCTGGTGTTGAAGCCTGCTGGTCTTGTTTTGCCGGTTTTTACATCGTGGCATTGTTTGCATAGGCCTCGTCCGAACTTCGGGTCGTTGGGGTTGAGTCGCATGTCGATGAGTTCGGTTCTTTCGTATGGGTAATGGTCTGCGATTGTGCTTGGATTGCCGCAGAGTCCGTGGTGTTTGCCGCAGCCTCCGCGTCCGGAGTCGCCGGGGCATGTGCAGTATGGGTCTCGTGCGAGCACTTGCCTGCGGAATGATTGGTGCCCCTTGGTGCCGTAGGGGTTATGGCCTCGGGTACGGGCGCGGTCCCGCTGGGCCCGAGCGCAGGCGTCGCATTTGCGTGCCGGCGTCTCGATGAGGTTCGGGCATCCGGGTGTCGAGCAGACTCGCCAGCTCATGTATGCCTCGCAGTCATTGTGTCCGTTGGCGTGTCTTGGTGTCCCCGGCTTGCATATCTATAGTTATTGTGTTACTATAGATATGTCAGCAGAAAGGAGGTCCGATGAATCCAAAGGATTGGTTCGATGTCATCAACGGCATCATCGCCAACGTCCTCGCCGCGATAGCCATAATCATCGCAATCAGACGAAGACCGAAGCACAAGAAGTAAAACAGGTTCCGGCTAACCCTACTAGCCGGAACCTCCCCGCCAATCCTATCTCATCGGAAACACATCATGAGAACATCACTGATTTTCGGAATCGTGGCCCTGACGTTCGGAGCCATGGCCCTGGGCGGCGCGCTATCCGACAGCCCGATAGTATCTGGCGGCTTCGGTCTCGCGGCCGGAATCATGGGCCTTGCGGCCGGAATCATCAACGGCAAGGAAGGCAACAATGACGACTGAATACCTCGGCGTCAAACAGGTCGCCGAACGCCTCGGCATCACCAGCGGCGGCCTGCTCAACCTCAAACTCCCCGAACCCGACGCGACCATAGGCCGCACTCGGGGCTGGTTGCCTGAGACCATCGATGAATGGAACGCTCAACGTCCGGGACGTGGTGTCGGCGGAGGAAGGCCACGCAAAAACAAAGCATAGATACGCGAAAACCCAGCCACATGAGCTGGGTTTTTCGACACTAATCCACTGACATTATGCGGTCACAGTTAGCTCTTTGTCAAGTCCGCCACTGATGACGAGCCGGTAGACGCTGCTGTATGAAATGCCTTGGGGCGTGACATCAAGCTTGCCTCGGGATTTCCACACGGTGAGCGTATGCCTTTTGACGGTGATTCCCGCGTCCGTGAACACCTTGGCTATCTCAGCCGCAGACCCGCGCCTGGAATCATCCCAACACAACGTCTTGAGCCTACGCAGTTTAACCGTCTGCGCTCGCTGTTCCCTCCCGCAGACCGGGCATGTCACCCACTGGTCTGCTGCCCCAGCGGTGAGCATGGTCTCGCATAGTTCGCAGGTGCCGATTTCGCGGCGTTGCTCCGGCGGGTCCAGCGCAGCATCGACTTTGCGTGCGATGCCGTCAACGACGTGCATGTAGAAGCCCGCGTCCGCGAACGTGGCGAGCCTGGGGTGGCCTGCGCATGCGATGAGCGTGGCCTTCAGATCCTCGTTGCGTTTGTCTTTGCGCCAGTCCAAGGCGTCGATGCCGTCGAGGCAACGCCATAGTTCACGGGCCGTGGCGTCGAGCATGTCGATCAGGTCGAGCACGTCGAGCCTGATTGGAGTCGGGGGAGTGGCGGTCTGGATTCGCGTGGGCGAATGCCCGCCCGGATGCAGGGTCGCGTCCAACGAGTCATGCAACGGCGTGACGTCGCGCGCCAGTCGCAGGAGCGTGCCGGCGAAACGCAGTTCGCACGTCTCGCACAGTGAATATCCCCCTTCGGTTATCGTTTTGCAGTTCTGGCAGTTCACGTTGGCCCCTTCCGGCTGGTCGGCTAGAATAATGTTTGCTTCTCATCGCCCTGGCCGACCATGGTTGGGGCTTTCTCGTATTTGAGCCGGCTGTATGGCATGTTCCATATGCGTTTGAATTCGGCTATCTCCTGCTTCGACAGTTTCGGCCCGCCCCATGGCTTGCCTGGCGGGCGTTCCCGTTTCGGCGGTTTGAACGGTTTGACGCTTATCCGGGCGAGATGACACATGTGCATGGCCAGATACTGGCCGTCCGGTCTGATGCCTGCATCTCCGCAGGTGCTACGGAGCAGCGGGTGGCCGACGGAGGGAAGCCACGTGACGCGGGTCAACGGCCGGCCGAGGATTATCGCCACGGTCAGGTCGTCACCCGCCACACACCCGTAATCCCACGACTCCCACACGGTTTCCCGATCCTCGATGACGTACAGGCCGCACCCCTCGCAGACGGTGACAACGAGGGGACTCGTTTTCGGGATGAACGCGCGAAGCCATGCTGGTTTGCGTTCACGGGCGCGTGGCCTGCTCACTCCTCCATTGCCTTTCTTCTTGCCGCGTCGAACGCGATTCTGATGATGTTCTCCATCCACGTGCCGGGGAGCGTGATGAACTTTCGGGTTTCGGCCATGGCGGCGGCAATCTCCTCTTCGGTGATTCCGCGTGACGCTCCGGCCTTGTATCCTCGTCCCCACGCCCACTGCAGGCCACTGTCGATGTACGACGGGTCACGCTGCTTCTGCGCCTCGATTTCACTGCTGATGATGCTCATTCGTTTCCTCCGTTTCGTTGTTGATTGCCGTTTCGATTCGTATGCACAGGTCGAGCGCTTCCCGCCAGCCGGCCTGGTAGCCGAGCACATACGCCTCTGCCGGCGACTCGCTGCCCAATCCCGCTGAGGCCAGTGCGCTGAGCGCCCGTTGAATCACGTCAATCGGTCCGGCCATGGGTCAGTCCTCCCATTTGATGTCCTGGATTTCATGCAGCACCGCTTCGCAGGCGGTGATGAGTACGCTGAGCATACGGCGGCCGTGATGTCCTCTCCGGTCAAGGTTGAACAGGACGGGATGGCCTTGACTCCACTGGTCGATGCCGATGGAGGCGATTGGGATGGTTTCGACCAGATTGGTGTCAGCATCCTCACAGCGGTATTGGATGGTGACGGATTCTTTCATGCTTTCTCGCTTTCGGTCGTGTAACAGTTCGCGTCGAGCCAGTCGGCGATGACGCGGAAGTCCTTGGCCCATTGGATGCGGTTTTCCCGCTCCCGCTCGTCCTTGGGAGCTGGTTTCGGCTCATTGAGGTTGAGTAGTCCGTATTCGGGTTTCTTCAGATAGTGGCAGCGGGCGCGTCCGCGTCCCTTGCCGGCTTGCTTGTAGTTGATGAGCTGGAGTATGTGCAGCATCTCCAACGCCTTGGTCGGATCGAAGTTCGGGGTCTCAGAATCCGCATCGAAGCGCTTTCGAAGCTCGGGCGTGGTTCCCTCTCCATTGCCAAGCTCCCATGCGGTCGCTTCGATCTGCTCCCTGAATGTGAGTGCCATCTTTCGGTCTCCTTTCTGACGTTTTCTTGATTGGGAACAACTAGTGTCGTTGACGTGCTTTTTTTGCTGTTCCGGAGGGCCGAGTCGCAGTTGTTCCCGCACCCACCCACACACGTAGTGTGGGTGGGGAGTGCTGGGAACAGCTGGACATCGCTACTCCAGTTGTTCCGGGAACAACTCGGAACAACTGGGAACAACGGGAACAACTAGATTTCGAGATGGTTTTCCTTATCCAATTCGCTCGCCTCCTCCCTGCTCATCCGATCCACGAAAGCGTCCGATTTCGGGTCGTCCATCTGCCGGTATGGTCTGACGCTGGCGTAGATGTTCCGGTTGTTTCGTCCGGAGCGGTTGCTGATCCATCCGCCCTCGAGCAGCCGGTTGATGGCGGTGAGCACGGTGGTCTTCCGGGCGCTTGAACCGTCGTCCTTCAGCAGTTCGATGATCTCGGTCTGGTTCGGCTCCTCGGGCGCGTTCTCGATGATCCGGCTGATCTTCTCCATGAGCCCGGTGGGTCGTTCGAGGCCGCGCTGTCGCGTGGTTTCATCGCTGGGCATCATGTTGGGGCGTGCGATGGTGACGCGCATGAGTTTCGGGTCAGTGCTGTTGATTTCGATGCGTGCGGCTTCGCGCAGGTGCGAGCCATTCGAACTCCAACTGACGGCGCAATGCTCCTCGATCTCCGAGATTCGGTCTTTGCCTGATTTGATGACGATGGTGCCTTTCACGCCCTTGCCGACTGGTTTGGTCATGTCCACGCTGTAGCTGATGCCGTCGATGAGGGCGAGTTTCTGCATGCTGCCGCCCGCGTAGCGTCCCCGGTTGTCTTTGGACTTGACGACGTGGTCGATGAGTACGACTGCTGGCCCACAGGCGCTGATGAGTCGTGGCATGGTGTTGTACCAGGCGGCGATGTCGTCGCCGCTGTTGCTGTCGAGGCCGGCGTAGGCGAGGCAGCTGGTGACGCCGTCGATGATGGCCAGCGTGGCCGTGTCCGCGTAGTCGAGGGTTTCCTTCCAGCCGTCGAGGCTGGTGGGGCTGCTCGGCTTGGCGCTGGGCCGCACGTAGTGTAAATGCTGCACGATCTGTTCGCCGGTCACGCCGAGCAGCAGGAGACGCTTGACGACGTTTCTGGCGGAATCCTCGTAGTCGATGTAGATGACGTCACGGTCTGCCTTCAATTCCTGCGCGGTGGCGATTTGGGCGATCATGCTTTTGCCGCAGCCGGGTTCGCCGTGCAGGTCGTTGACCGCGCCACGGTAGAACAATCCTTGCCCGTCCTCGCGCTGGAACACGGTGGGGGTGGGAGGCAGTTCAATGCCGGATGCCAACTGGGCGAGGTCTTCGAATTGCCAGCTGGGGGAGGCGGTCTTGTTTGCCTCGTGACTTTCCGTGGAACCGTTTTGAACCGGCGCGACGGGTGTTGAACCGGCTTGAACCGGCATTGTTTCAGTGTTTTGAACTGCTTGCGGATAACTTTCCCTCATTTGATTCGCAATCGTGTTTTGGGTGAGTTCGTTGAACTCGCCGGGCGTCATGCGTTCTATCTTCGACTGCCCGCATGGGTCCGCGTGCGCTTGTACGCCGTTGACCTTCTCCATCGCGCCGCTGAGAATGCTGGCCCATTCGCGTGCGGCCTCGCGTTCCTTGCCCTGACGGTCGGGGGCGACCTCTTGGATGAATCGTGGTTTGAGCTGGCTGATGGCGTCGAGCGCGCCCCGGTGGCCTTCCTGCGCGAAGTTGACGAGCGCCCATACGGCCTGCAGGGTGGTGTCGTGCCTTGAGCCTTTGCTGGCCGGGTTTGACAGTGTTTTGTGTAAAAACGTGTTGATGGCCTTGCACATGCGGGCGTCGTATGTGCCGGTTTCGGGAGAAATCAGGGTATTAGAAGTTGGTCTCGGCGTCGTATGCTCCGGTTTGCGCAGATAATCCACCCATTTCCACGGCAGGGTAGCCAGATCGCTGATATGGGGGATCTGGCTGGTGGTCGAGCCGCTGGGTGTGTACCAACAGTACATTTCGCCGGAGGGGTGGATGCTTGGCCATACGACGGAATACCTGTGGCCGGGCTGCAGGATGTCGACGCCCTCGATGGCGCCGCCCTTCCACGCGAGCCCTTCGGGCACCTTGTAGAACAGGTGGCGTGCCGGCGAATCGATGCCGTGCGACGTGCTGCTCCACGTGGCCGGCAATGCTCCCAGCTCCTGGCTGAGTTCGCTGATGCCTTTCGCCCCGTCTGCCTTGACCTGGTGCCCTTGTTCGGCGTCGATGTCCAGAACCAATACGCCTTCGGGGATGACGATGCCCGTGTTCGCAGTCGGATCCGACTGCGACCAGAACCGCACCTGCTCGTCGGTGACGGGTTTGCGGCTGCGTCCAGTGAAACCGCTGGGTGGTGGGGTCTTGCGGCCTTCCGGCAGGGGGATGACCTGCATCCAGCCCGCCGCACGGTACAGTGGCGCGGCTGCCGCGTATCCGTAGATGTCGGTCATTCCTGGAACTCCTTTGACGTGATGTGAATATGTGTGGTGCCGTGCACGCCTTTGCATGCGTGCCGGCCGCTTGGATACGGCTACGGCGGTCGGGACTGGACTCAGTCCTTGTCGGAATCCTTGCTCTTGTGCCAGCCCAGGAGCACGAGCCTCACGCTCATGAGCTGGAGGCTTTCCGAATCGACGTCACGGAAACCGACCTGATCGGAGGCAAGGGAATCCATGTCCTTCACCAGTTCGATCCACTGGTTCTGCAGGTGTTTCAGCAGCTCGTCCACTAGAACTCACCTGTTTCCGGCATCTGTTCGGAACCCCCGTGGTATTGGGGTTGCGCCTGGTCGGTGACGGCCGTCACCGCTTCGACAGGCACGCCCAACAATGCGGCGATCTCCTGCGGGCTTTTGCCCACGGCCTTCAACTGGTTGACCTTCATCGGATCAGCCTGCTGCTGTGGCTGGCCGAGCTGTACCGGCTGGGCGGGCTGCTGCGGCTGCTGCTGCGTCGGCGGGTTCCATGGGTCGACCGGAGGCTGCTGATACCCCTGATTCGGGGTCTGCGTGGGCTGCTGGGGAGCGTACTGCTGCTGCGGGTAGTCTTGCTGGGACTGCTGCACGGGAGGCTGCTGGGAGCCCTGCTGGACAGGCTGCCGGGGTTGGCTTCCGTTGACGAGACTGTTGACGCTGGACGCGGGTTCGATGTGGAATTCGAACACCTTCGGCGGTTGGGGCGCGTCGCCCCGCTGGCCGAGACCCACGAACCGTTCCGTGATGGTGTCGCCCGGCTTCGGGATCTTCACGCCCGCCTGACGGCAGGCATCGCGAAACGCCTTCAACTGGATTCCCCAACCTTTGACCCAGAGTGAGCGGCGGCCGTCGTCGTCCTCCACGCTCGGGTCGCGCAGTTGGGTCTGGATGATGACGTGGATCTGCTCTTTCGGACGCCCGTCGTTCCAGAACGCCGGCTGCTTGGTCTGGAAGTCGTTGACCTGTGTGGTCTCGATTTTCTCGATGACGCCGGTCACCGTGTCCCCCGGCTGGCTGTTCGCGCCGAAGTAGGCTTTGGCGCTGTTGCCGGCGAGCAGTTCGTCGAGCGAGCTCAACTGGGCGGGCTGACGCTGCTGCGGCTGATAGCCGTACCCCTGCTGGGGGTAGCCATACTGTTGCTGTGGTTGCTGACCGAACATAATCGTTTTCCTTTCGTTATTCGGTGAACTGGTATTCAGGTTCAATCAATGGGATGAGCTGGAGCCATTTATCGGGCACGTCCGGCCACGGCTTCTCGTCGAACTCGGGGAGCGCGCTCATGTCCGGCCACACGCGGCCCTTGCATGAGAAGCACTTGTCGGGGCCAGCCGCGGGCAGTTGCTTTATCCAACTGTCGCGCACCTCCACGCCGTCCGCCTGTTCGATGATGTCCATGAGGTTGACGAGCAGTTGGGCTCGGGCCAACGCCCATCTGCCGGGCTCCGTGTCGAACCTGGTCTCCCATGGCAATGCGTCACCCAACGAGGTCTTGTTGCGGGGCAGGAAGTAGATGCAGTTGCGTTCCACCCGCTCGCCCTCGTTCTGCAGTCCCATGCCGTAGAGCGAGGCCTGCACCCGATACTGCTGGCTGGGGCCGTGCGCCTTGACCTTCGTGACCGTGGTGTTGCCGACGATCTTCCAATCGATGGTGCTATGGGTTTTGCGATCCCAGAGGTCGATCGATCCGGTGACGTCGTAGCCGCCGTGGAGGCCCTGCAATCGGCCTACGGTGACCCGGTACTCCGGGCGCCACCGTTCCGCGAGACAGTGCACGTTGTCCTCGCTCGTGTACGGGAACTGGGCCGCCGGCTCCCCGTTCAGCTCTCGGAACATGGTCTCGAAATGCGCGTGCACGCATGTGCCGATGAACGGCAGCCAGCCCGGGGAGCGTCGCTCCGGCCAGCCCGCCAGTTTGGCTGCGAGACAGTGCACGCAGTCCGTTCCCAGTTCGGATGGGCCTATCTCACGTTGCAGTTCGCGTGGAGCGTTCTGGATGTCGTCCTCGATGAGCTGGCGGATCTCCGGCCATAACCTGGGTTCCTCCATCGTGTCCACCCGTGTTTTCGGCGTGACTGGCGGCTTGCCCATGCCGGGTGCCGACTGGGTCATGGGCGGTGTGTCCACTGGTATCGCATCACCCTGCTGCTGGGCTTGTGCGACGGCCAATACCGCCTCATTCATGCTCACGGTTCTTCACCTCCTTCAAAAACTCGTTGATCTGTTTCTTGATGTCCGTGAGTGCGGTCCGGCTGAGCCGTGTGATGGCCACCGCCTCGTCCGAATTGTCGAAGCGCAGCGTGTAGGTGCGGTCGCCGTCCTTCGCGATGGTTACCGGCATGCTGCCGAAGGCCATCGAATGCACGGGAAAACCGGTCTTGCCCTGCGCCTCCAGTTCGCGTATGGCCTTGTGGATGCGTCTGGCGACGGTGAGGCCCAGCTCGTCGAGCTGCTCGGAACGGATGACGTACAGGTCGTCGGTCAGCTCGTTGCCGTCCTCGTCACGCAGGTCGTAGTCGGCGATAACGCTTTCCACGATCTGGGCGATGCCCAGGCTGGACAGTTCCGCGCTCATGAGACCACCACCATAGGCTTGCCGCTCATCGCGTAATCGGCCACCGCGTCCGCCGACAGCAGCTTCTCCAACTGGCTGAGCGGGCGCGGCCGCAACTGGTAGGCTCCGGGATACTTGGTGGCCGGATAGGCTTTCTCGAACGTGCCGGCGTTGATGCGGCGCGCGCCCGGCTTCACCTGCACCTTCAGGTTGCCGGCCTGGTAGGTGCCGACCGGATGCGAGTCGAGAATCAGGGATTTGAGATTGTCGATTTCCTCCTGACGGGACGCGATCTCGGCCTGCAGTTCGACGATGCGCGCCGCCTGCGCGGCGAACAATCCTTGGCGCAATTCCCCGTCCGGGTTCACGGCCTCTGTGTTTTCAATGGTTGATGGAGTCATTTGATGTGCCTTTCACGATGATTTGGGCGTAGGTGGGATACCACGCCGTCTGATGCTTGGTCTGGTTCGTGTGCCGGTTGCAGCAGGTGACCGCCTCGTCCAGTCCGGTGGGCTTGCCGAGCGGCCCGCATGTCCTGCAACGCGGCATCCAGAGACGCCGGTCAGGCATCCTGCCTGTCCTTGGAGGTGAGTCGCAGTCCGGCTATGATGTCCGCCGAAGCGTCCGGGTTGCGCAGCAGCTTCGATATGGCCGCGCCTTCCTTGACGGTCAGTTGGGCGATGGCGATGGCCGACGTGACGGCCGTATGCTGCTCGTTGGTGAGTATGATCTTGTCGGACAGCAACAGTTTGGTGGCCTTGTCGATGAACGTGGATGCGGCGTTCGTGATCCCGTTCGCGGTCGGCACCAGGGCCGCCAGTTCGAAGCTCAGGTCCTCGTCGGATACGAGCGCCTGTTGCACCATGCGTGGCTCGTTGATAGGCTTGCTCATGATTGTTTCCTTTCCTTCGGCTCCCATTCGGGGAGCGGCTTGATTCGGATATAGAGATGTGGTTCGTATTCGTGCCCGCAGTACGTGTATGGGTCGCCGCTCTTGCGTTTCCGGTATTTGCCTTTGGCTCCGTACACCCATAGGTCGGGCATGCGCTTGGTGGCATGGGATTCGACGACCTGCGCGTCGTCCACGTAGGCAACGCCGTTCAGGGAATCGAGCACCAATTTCAGGAGGTTGTCGAGGTCGGGACGGCCGCGATGGCTCATCCAGAATTCGGCCTCCAACCTGACCGGGCACTGGTATGGTTTCGCCTGCGGGTATTTCAACCGGAATTCGGCGAACAGGCGTTCCTCCGCCCTGACGGTGCGTTTCGGTGTCATCGCGTGCCCGTTGTAGACGCGGGGACGCCCCTTCGGCACCGGGTCGCCCGGCAGGCAGAGCGTGAACTCACTTGGCTGTTCCATCGCCGCCCCACTTCAACAGGATTCCCACGAACATGAGCGGCAGGATGACCGCCAATGCGAGCGAGCCGGTTATCATCCACTGCGGCGTACCCACCGGACTTGGGATGCGGCTGTGCGTGCCGGCGAAACCGACCAGCCAACCCTCGCAGAACGTGAGAGCCAGCAGCACGGCCGATTTCTGCCCGTCCGTTAACCTCGGCCGGGGTCGGCGCATGCGCCGCTTTTTGCGTAACGCTTCGATGCTCATTTCACGGCCCTCGACTTCTCCGTGGTCACGATGCCGGCCAGATCCACCACATCGGATTCGACCTGCAACACCTTGCGCATGATCCTCAGATCGCCCTGCATGTAGGCGTCATAGCCGATCTGATGCGCCACATCGAACAGGTCGCCCAGCATGTCCGCATACCGCTGCCACTTATCCGCCTCGGACTGTGGTTCGGGCTTGCGGGTCTCCTCGTCCAGTTCCTTCTCCAATTCGACCTCCCCTTCGTTCAGGAGCCGTTCGATAAGCTCCTTCAGCGACATGTCCTCGGGCACCTCCACGCCGAAGGCGTGGATTCCGCTAACCTTGTTGTTTGACATCACTGATTTCCTTTCTGAATCTGATTGGTGATGTTGGGTGTCGGCGCAATACCTTGGACAGTGCAACGCCGACACCGCTTATTTCTTTTTTCTCCCGGCATTGGGGCCGGGAAACCTTTATTTGCCGTAGACCAGTTCCTTGCGGGTGATGGCGCACCTGTTGTTCCGGTAGTCGATGACCTCGCGTGGATCCCACACCAGCCGACGGCCGATACGCTTCGGAGCCGGCGGATACCGGCCGCCCCACTTGTCATGGCATGACCACACGTAGAGACTGCCTTTCGAGACGCCGAGAAAACTCGCCACCTTGGAAATCGGCCAGCCGTCAAGAGACGATTCGATTTGACTACCGGCCATCACGCACCCGCCTCGAAGAGGTACCGGTGCATGACCTGGCATCGAGGACAGAGTAATTTCGGAGTCCCTTCGTTGCGGCTGCTGCGATAAACCGTGTGTTTCGGATCGTCTTTCAGCCAGCAGCCGCACAGGGTGGGAGCCCCGCCGTAAATCAGCATTTCCGGAATCCTGACGTAATGCCACAGCAGATTCCCGTTCCGGTCGTAATGGCGTGCCTTGGGAAGCGCGCGCCTCAGATCCTTGAACAGTTCGACTTCCATGGCATCCGGCATCGTCCGGCGCTGCGTCTTCGGTTTTGTTGCGACGCTCATCACGCCACCCCCGGGAGTCGACCCTGGCTGCGCCCGTAGATGAACCGGTCGATGAACCAGTTCACACCCTTGGCGGTGAACCGCGCGTACTGGCGGTCAAGCTTCCCGTTCGCCTTGCGAGACATGACGGGTTTCAGATAGCCGGGCTTGACGGCCTTGACGGTCGGCGCTTTCGAACGCAGCTCGATATAGCCGGCACCGCGCAGTATCCCGTACACGGTGTCGCAGTTCATCCGCTTGTCGATGGCTTGGAAATGACGTGCGGCCTGTCTTACGCTCATCGTCCCGTCCGCCGAGACGAACGCCTCACCCAACAGGGCGAGAGGCCTCATTTTCTCGTTGCTGGCACGGAGTTCGAGATTCTCCCGGCGGGCTTCGCCGAGCAGGCGGGATTGGATCTGGTTCGCCTTCGCCAGAATCAACGACTCCTCATCCATGCTGTTGGTTTTGAATCGGATGGCGGCACCCTCGTTGAAGTACTTGTCCAATGCGTCGGCGGCTTCGCACTGGTAGGCCTCGATTTTCTCGCGTAGTTCCGGCTTGACCTTGCTCGGGTTGATGCCCGCGAGCCACATGGTCATCGTGCGACGGTCGATCATCGCCATCTCATAGGTTTTGCCATCCGAGCCAGTCGTGGGCATGATGACCACAACTGCCCACTTCTTCTCTTTCAGCTTTCGGGCCTGAGTTTTGTAGTCCACGCCGAGGTTTTCGCACATGCGCCTCAACGACGCCATCCACGTGTCGTTCTTGGCAACGGCTTCGATGGTGTCACCGTGGAACGGGACCTGAATCAGGGAATCGCTCATTTGAGGTCACCGTCCTTCGCATCCACTGGATCCATCTGTTCGATGCTTTCGATGTTGTTGAACGGGATGATCGTCGTCATGCTCTCGTCTGTCACAGCATCATGGTCGTTGAGCCATGTGGCCTGATAGAACGCGAAGCCGACGCCGGGGAGGACATCCACGTCAGCTGCGAACAGCTGACGGTGCCCCTTGAACCCGGTCTTGAGCAAGGTTGCTACGCAGGGGAAGTCGTCGCTCCACCATGAGGGGAGGTCGAGGGTTTCGATTTCCTTGTTGTCGGTTAGAATGGTGTTGTTCAT